TGTTTTTGTTGAAACCTTCATGGAAAGCAACACCTTTTATTTCCATAATAGTATTGCCAGTAGATGCTTCTACTGTTGCGCTGATGGATTCAACAGAAATCTCCATGGTGACATTGATAGGTTGGCAAGAGCCAGCAACCATTTCTTCACCAACGGGACATTCTGCGGCCATGCCTTTCTTTTTCTTTTCATCATCTGTGTGATAGGACGCCATTTTTTCTTTGTCCATATGATAAGCAACCTTTTCTTCTTCATCATCTGTGCCGTAGCCAGCCTCTTTGTCGCTAACCATCTTGGGTTCAACATCACGACCGCTGTTTTTGCTCATGTATTCTTCATGGGTTTTACCGGGCATAAAGACAGTTTTTCCGTCTTCATCATGGGAATGAATACCATCAAGACCCATTTCTTTTGCTCGGTTCATGGCTTCTGCGGGATTGTCAAAAACATCGCGCCGAATCATCTTGGCTTCAACGGCTTCGGTGCAACCACAGCCGCAACCACCTTCTTCTGCCTCAATGACTTCTTCGGTTTCAATAATTTGTTCATATTCTTCCATAATCTCACCTTTGTTTTGCATCCATTCGTCGTAAAGCAAGTATTCATCTTCGCTTGCTTCAACCTTTTTACCGCCACGCCATTGACGACATGACCAATATCGGGGAGTTGTTTTATCAGTTGCAGTATCACAGTTGTGGCGGTCACGGAAAGCCTTTCGTCGCTTAGGGTCGTCTCGCTTGATTTCCATGTTGGGGTCACCAAAGCGAACAATTACCACACGACCGCTTGAGTTTTGAACATAAACAGCAAACTTCTTTTTTCCGCCTTGGGTTCGGAATGGTTTGTTAAGCGTGACCTTCTTACCTTGGTATTCTGCGGCTTTGGCGTTTTGCCCTTTCTTGTCATCATAGTAGGTGTTGCAGACAGCGGCTCGTTGTTTAGGATTACCAAACTCACCGTTCATTTTGTCGTCACCCATGCACCTATCCATGTAGTCGTCACGGGATTCACCGTCACGAACATCGGGCATAAGTAAGCGACATGTGGTGTGACTTTTAATCCATTCGCCACAATTGTTGATTTTCGTTGCGAATCTCTTCGTATAATTTTTCGGACATGACATCCTTTACACCTTGATAAGAAACGACGGGCGCATATCCCAACTTTGTGACTACCTTTACGAGATTAGCCATGTGCGTTCCATCAATTGGATTTAGCACAGTTATTTTTGGCCTTAAACCAAGGTTAGCATTTCTTACCCTCAAAAGGTAGGAATGCCACCCGCTTTGACGGTATTCGGGCAAAATGTAAGTGTTTCCAACAAAATGAAAGTGGCCCATGTCAAGATGACCTGTGTAGCCTATTGGAGTACCATTGTAAAAGAGTACCCAAAAAGACATAAGGTCAAAAACTTCGGGATAACCTTTTTCGGATGGCGTTTGGTATTCGTGGGGCCAAGCGTCGTGAAGAAAACGGTATTGTTTGACCGTCAATCCTTTTTGTCCTTTTTCTTCCATACGGCCTTACCCTCACGGACTAAATCAATTTGCGCTCGGCGTTCTTCGGCATCCATCGTATGCTTGTGTTCTTGGGCCTTAAGAGCCATCTGTCGTTCCAACTCGGCTCTCTTTTCCATAACACGAGTTTGGGATTCAATGACCGATGGATGCAACTCCGTTTCAGTCTGTTGCTCGGCCTTCCACAACTCAAGCATGGTTGCGAAGGCTGGCTGTGCCGTTCCTCCGATAATTGCGATAAGAGCGATAAACCCTTCAATGTTCTCAAGAACAACTTCGGGCTTAAGTATTCCCATGGCGACAACCGCACCGGAGGCCGCAAGCCACAGATAAACTGCGGGAAGGGCCGTGTATTTAATCATTCGGTCATTAACTGAATCTTTGTGTTCTCTTCGTGCCATTTTAATCACCTTGTTCGTTTGTTCGGGGTAATTCTCCCATAGTGGGCTTTGATGATTTTTCAATCCGTGAGTTTCCAACACTTTCGGGTTGCATTCCTATGATGTCAAGTGACTGATTAAGTGTTAGTATTCCTGCTTGGTAGCCCATAACTGACCTTTTCATAGATTCCATAGGGGATTCTTCCGCAATCGGTTCAAAGTTAAACTCCGGCAAATCTTTTATTTTGTGAGGGATTCCTTTTAATTCAAGTTGTTTTGAGAACAGTCGTATAACGCCCTGCTTGACAATTGATTGTAGGCGGCTTATGGCTGTGTTAGCCCACATGTTTGCGTTGTAGGTAGCGGCAAAGGTTGACCCTCGCTCTTGCCCTGCGGCAACACGGGGAACATGCAGAACGGCGGCTACATTGGCCCCTACCATATCAAGGAAGCCACTATTGTCGGGAATGGTGTTGTTAAGGTCTACATGGTGAAGAGACACATACGAAGGTAGAATTGGCATTTGGTCGCCACGCAGACCTTCAAACAACTTTACTACTTCATCCATGATGATTCCCAAACGCTCCGATTGCTCGTCGGGGTCTGTGATATGCTCAATGGCTGATTTGTCAATCGTAATGAATTGCTTTGTCATACTGTCTTCAAGGGCTATGCGGTTGTTCATGCTGTTGTATTTCACACGGACTACCTGCTCAAGCGAGGAAAAACGAGACTGGCCCCACACACCGTATGATTGGCGTAGTTTTGTGTCTTCAAACCAATTTGATTTGTAGTCTGTTCGCAGGTGGACGATTTCTGCCCTTGGGAAAACCATGGTGTCTATGCCCTGTTCACGAAGGATGTAGAAGTCGTTGCTCATAATCGGGCTGTTTTCGTCTGCCGTGAACGGTAGACCGTTTGCGCCACGGTTGTCAACAATTGTGATTTGTCGTATCGGTAGGGACTGGACGGCTGTGATACCAACTCCGGTGCGTCCGACTAATTTGTTAATGTCATTTCCGTACACTTGTAGATTGCGTAAAGCATTGATGAGAAAATCATCAAAGTCCACGGACTCAACCATTTCAGCGATAGCGTTCCGTATAGCACCGTTCTTGGCCTTGTCGTAGTTGATACGGTAGTTGTTAGCAGTAAGGGCAACGGAGCGCACAGCACCGTTTAATTCGGGGTCAAGTTTGACCATGTTATCATACAAGTCAAACTTATTCTTGAAATTGGTATCGTTTTGAAACTTTTCTGTTTCCTCAAAGATGTTTGGAAGACCAGCGGCTACGCTAAGGGAGACATTTGAACCGACTCGCTGAATTGGGACTTCTGCGGCCACAGCGTTCCGACGAAACCTATCAAAGAAACCCATGTTCAAGAGGACATGTTGCGTGTTTTATCAATGTAGCGCAGGTTTTTGTTTTTGTTGATTATTTTTTCATAAAAAGAATAAATCAAGAGACATGATGCTTTTTTGTTAATTCTTTTTTTGTTTCATAGGTATGGAAGAAAAAACTGTAACAGCAATAGAGATGAGGCTTGAATAAATACCTATGAATAAATAAAATAATTAAGAATATGGCGTTTGGTACATCGTTTATTTCTTTTTGTTGATTTTGAAACAACAAAAACATAAACATTCATAAAGGGTTCAATCGTGCATTTAATTATGAGAGCCAAACCCGGTGAAGGATATGACCTCATCGCTGAACATTACGACAGCAAGTTAAGCAAACTTGAAAACGCTCGTCGCTTAAACAATCTTGATGGAACAAAATCAGTCAAAGGTTGGGAAATGGCAATCTACCGTTGGATGCGTAATGAAAAATTCGTTCCAAGAGAGCCAGCACAACCACCTTCGGAAGTCAACAAGTCCTACCATTATGATGAAATCAACGATGTGTATTACACCTTCCTTACTATTGCAGACCAAATGGTTTCTGTTGGCGGTGATAAGCACCGAGCCATGAAAGAAGCATACTCAAACATGGTTGGAAAAGCCGCTTCTATGAATGAAGTCACACGCGACTTTGGTATTCCTCGTGCATGGTTTGACGAATACCGACGACGCCACGGTTGGACTCACGACATGTCGCCCTACACCGATGAAGAAATCGCAACTACCGATGTTGAACAACTTGTTGAAGATTTAGTGTTAAAGAAAAAGCATTTACTACACGAGAAGTTTGAACGAAGAAAGTGGAAGGAGATTGAAAATTCGGCAGAAAAATATGACATGTTTAACACCTATGTTCTTAACGAGTTTAAGCAACTACTCAAAGACAAGCCTTCCGATGTCAAACAATTGACAATGGTTGAAGATGAAACAGAATACTCACTCGTGATAAGCCCAACTGATTTTCATTGGGGTAAATACGGGTGGGTTGATGAAGTCGGAGAAACTTATAACTTTGAAGAGGCAAAGGGCCGATTGATGGAAAAAACCGAAGAGTTGATTTGTCGTCTTCCATCCCGCCCCGAACAAATCATTTTGGCTACTGGTAGCGATTGGTTCCATGTTGATACCGACGCTGGAACAACAACCAAAGGCACACCACAAGACATGTGCGGAAGCCCTGCTGAAATCCTTATGACCGGTTGCCAACTGGCACGAGAACACATTGATTTGCTAAGACAGGTTGCTCCCGTCAAAGTAGTGTTCATGCCCGGAAACCATGACCGTATGAGTGCAATCGCACTCATGATGTATCTTTCTGCTTGCTATGAAAATGTTGATGACTGTGAAGTCATGGTTAGTCCATCTACTCGCCAATATGTTCAGTATGGAAACAACCTCTTGGGCTTTATTCACGGCGACGGAGCAAAAAACCTTGTTGAGTTGATGAGCAACGAACAGCGAAAGTTGTGGGGCGAGTGTGAACACCATGCTTGGTTCCATGGTCATTTGCATCACAGGAAGGTTCTTGAAACCGGAGGCTGTTTGATTATTCAGTTGCCTTCACTTGCAGGGCATGACCGATACCATGCACGACAAGGTTACACTACCAGCAAGGCTGGATTAGCCGCACACATGCTTGATAAAGAAAAAGGTTTGATTGCTACCTTCTTTGCGCCCGTGGAGGGTCAGCATTGAATGGTCAAATCAAAAAGTTTAGAAAATGCAACTCCTGTGGGCATCAATACTTTTCCCGCTATAACACACACAAACGATGGTGTAAAAAAGAAAAGAAAATGGTCTACTGCGGCACAGCAAGGGTGATTCGTTATGAAGCGTGAACATGTCCGTTGTGATTCCTGTGGATGGGAAAGTAAAGGTCTTTCCCAAGCCAAGGCTTATACGAGAGTCTGCCCGTATTGTGGTATGCGCTCGCTCAAGCCATGGTCGTGAATGTATGTCGTTGAAAGTTGATATTTTTTGGAAAATGCCTGTTAATATGTTCGTGATGCCCAATGTCCCAAATCAAATCAGCATTAGCCTTTGAACGAGCAAGAACCGATGTCTCTTATTTTTATCGTTGGCTCGGTTATGCTTGGGGAAAGCATATTGGAGATTGGATGAACATCTACACCGACAGAAAAGGCTCCCATGTCCACCGTGTTTGTATTATTGCACCACGAAGCCACAGTAAATCAACTACTCTTGGCGTAAAACTATTGCATATGTGCTTGTTTGAGAAGTTTAACGGCAAACCTATGGATATTTGGTTGTTTTCGGCATCACAAGACACAGCGGTTCGTAGACTGGCTGAGATTCGCAAGGATTTGACAACACACAAGGAGGTGGCTCGCTACATTGACCCGAAAAAAGGTGGTAAGCGTGAGTTATGGTTGAACAACGGGGCTGTCATTCGTTGTTCCTCGGTTGGTTCTGCTATCCGTGGTGACCACCCTGCTGTTGTGGCCCTTGACGATGTATTGCTTGATGCAAAGAAAGAGTTGAACAACGAGCAGTTGCGCCATTGGTTGCGTAAAGTTGTGATGCCTATGCTTGACCCCGGCTCGTTTTTGTTTTGTGTCGGCACACCGATGAGCATGATGGATTTATATCACACAGAAATGCTTGACAATCCGGAATGGAAAACCGGCACATGGTCTGCTATTCCCAATTGGGACGAGTCAAAACACGAACCGGAAAATTTGTATGCGCTTTGGCCGGAGTTCCGCCCACTTGATTTTCTTTTAGAACAAAAGAAGGTGACAGGAGACTTGGAGTTTGCACAGGAGTTTTTGTGTAAAGTAATTAACGACGATGCCGCTGTCTATCCACGCAAATACACACGAGCAAATATGGACTTGGAGCAAGTGTTTGACAAAGAAAAGCGTAGCGAAGGTAAGTATGTGGTTGGGTTTGACCCATCACAAGGATTGGGCAAAGACTACTCGGTGCTGGTTGCGGTTCGCCAAGAATCCGATGGCTCATTGGTAGTGGCAAATGTTTGGAGAAGAAATGACTTTTCCCCCGATAAACAAGCCGACATGATAGGCGAATGGTGCAAGAAGTATAGTGCGCCACTTGCGGCTGAAGATGTTGGATTCCAAAGGTTGTTTCAAAGTCTTTTGGAGGCAAAAGGTATTTCCGTGGACTATCGCCAAAGCAAGGTTAGCAATAAAGGATTGAAGCAAGCGTTGATGAATCGGCTGAGGGTTTGGTTTGAACGAGGCAAAATCACCTTCCCCTATGGCGATGACGCCACACGACGAGTTGTAAGTCAAATGCTTGAAGAATTGGAAGCACACGCTTGGAAATCCGGCGACATCGTAGACACAGGCCCACATAACGACTTGGTTATGGCTTTGGCACACGCAGTTGACCAGTTTAGTTACAAAAACTCCGGAGCAGTTTGGAATGCCCGGTCATCGGGCCGTGGAGAATGGTCGGGTGGACAAGTGAAAAGAAAAGGAGCAAGTCTGTTCCGAAGTGTAAGGCGTCGTTAAGTTTATAAGGCTTTTTTTTGAAAATTTTTGTTGCGTATTTTTCGGGGTGCTAAGCACTACCACGGAGCGTGGCGGGCGGATTTTTGTAGACCTATCATGAACGGGTTGCCGTCTACGAGCCCATAAAACGCCCTCCCTGCCCCTCCATAGGTGCGCCGCTACCAGCGGGCATGTTGACCCCTTCCCGTCCAAGGGAGGGGGGTTTATCGCATTTTTAGGGGGTGTTGCGGCGGTGGGTTCGGTGAAGGTTGCGGTAACGCAAAGGGGGCCACCCCGCTCCTTGGAGCGAGGTGGCCCGTTGTACGGCTCCGAGAGCCGGAGGGGTGCGGGTGCGTCCCCGCTTGGGCATCAGCCGTTCAAGTCCCCGGTTCCGCCAGCGTGGGCGATTGGCTCAAGAGCGAGGCCAAGGCGGTCGGTGTGGCTTCCGTCCGTGGTGGGGTAGTGGAACCACACAGGGACGAGGCGGGCGGGACGCCATACGGTCTTCCCGCCGGTGTTGTCTCGGTAGCGGATGCCGTGGTCGTTCATCAAAGCGGCCATGGCGTCGACCGGTGTGGTGGTGTCGTTGAGGATGCCTTGAACAGCGGTGAAGGCGGGCTTCCCCATGCGGAACCCGACAGCCCGGATGGCTCCCATCTCAGTCGTCTCAACGGTCACGCCGTTCTCGTCCGTGTGCTTCTCGGTGCGGGTGTCGGTGGCCTTGACTCCGGCCTCGTTGCCCGTGAAGGACAGAAGGGGCAGGTGTGCCATGTTCCCGTTGTGGCTCAAGAGGGCCTTGGGCTTGGAGCAGGTGGGACAGCGAAAGCGGCCCGTCTTCTCTTCGGGGATGTTCCACGATGCCGCCACCTGTGCGCTTACCTTGTCATCAAGGACGGCAGGACTTGACCAGTTGACAGGCACAGGCTTTCCGGCCTTGGGGTGCGGCCCAACTTGAGGCGTTCCCTTGCCGGGGTTGCGTTGCTTGACGGCTCCGGCGGGGTAGTGGCTTGGGAAGACCCCACGCACTTCTTCGGTGGTGCATTCGCCGCAATAGTAGGTGTTGGCCGTGACGCACTTGTTCACCCAACTGACTGCCCCACCGGCGTTCAAGTTGAGGTGGTCACGGGTGGCGTACTGTTGGTTCAATTGCTTGGTGTCGTAGGTGCCGTTCATGATGTGGCATCCCTCAAGCGAGACATGCCGCACCATGTCGCCTTCCTCAAGTCCGAAGGCGTCCATGTGGGCTTTGGTGGCGGGTGCGTACCCTTCTTCAATTTCCTCGGTGTCCGTTGCCAGTCTTCGGCGGGTTGCGTCCCATTTGGCTTGGCTCATGTTGCGAGCCTTGCGAAGGGCTAGCATGCAGTTGATGGCCTTCTGTCCTCCCGTGGTCGTCAACACCTTGTCAATGGCGGCGGATTCGCCAACGGTCAGCGTTCGGGGCTGTCCGTTGTTGTCAATGATTTGGAACCGTCCGGCTCCTAACTCATTCAGCGTCCACCGGTGGTCGTCAAGGGTGGCCTTCTTGTTGAGGCCGATGTCCATGACGACGGCCATGCGGCCAGCCTCAAGGATGCCCATGGTGTCTTTGGCGTGGAAGCCGTTGGCGCGTCGGGTCATCTTTTGGGCGGCTTTGTTCAAGCCGAGGGCCTTCATCAACAGGGTGATGAAGAGGGCCATGACAGCGGCCCCGAGGGTTTCGTTTTCTCCCTTCATGCGGTCAAGCATCAAGGGGTTCTCTTGTTGTGGGTGGTCTTTCATTTTCATTCCTCCTTGTAGCCGTTCAGTCTATCGTTTTTCTTCGTATTCCTCAGCGGCTATGCCGCATGGTGGGGCTCCCGACTATATCAAGTCTTAGTCAATTTTGCTTGAAATTGGCCGATTTTAGTCGGGTTTGAGCGCGCCGAGGGGCCGGTTTTGCCGTCCTGTGTGACTGAGTAGTGAACCGCCGGTTCAGTAGTGGGCCAGTCTTAGTCGCGACTAAGTTCGCCAGCCCGTCGCCGGTCTTAGTCGGTTTTCACACACGAAAAAAAGAGAAAACTTAGTCGGTTTTTTTCCGGACTTAGTCGTAAAGATTTAGTCGGAAAAAGAAGCGTCTTAGTCGTAAAAATACCTGCGGTTTTAGTCGGAGAGAAAAAAGACTTAGTCGGAAAGTTTTAGTCGGAAAAAAAAGATTTAGTCGCCGGTAGAAATCCGGGGGACTTAGTCGGAACCAGCCCCCCCGAAGGGGGGCGCAACTTAGTCGGAAGGGCGGTGGGCTTAGTCGCGGTAGTCCCACAACCACACGCCGTTCTTCATCATGTAGTGAAGGGGAGCGAGGCCGAAGGTGGTGCGGATGATGTTCAAGCAGAACACCATTTCACCGACGCTGGTTTCGGGGAGTTCCGCATCCTCAATCATTTCACAGGCGAGGTCGTAGGTGTAGGCCAATGTCCAGCCGTTGTGGGCTGGCATCGTTTCAATGAGGACACGGCACACGGAGAAGTAATGCTTCCCCGCTTCGGTTCTCATGTCAAGCGTGGAGAGTCCTTGCGGTGTGGCCTTGACAGGGCGTCGGACGGTCATCAGTTGACACCTCCGATGACGGGGGAGAGGGCGGCACAGGCGGGGCAGACGGGGACGCTCATGGCGTCGGCGTCGTCAACGAATTGAGGGCGATGCTTGGGCGGTGTGGACTTGAAGAGGGGTGCGCCGCACTTGTAGCGCATGGCACCGGAAAGGCGGATGTGAATGACTCGCTTCATCAGTTCCACCCCTCAAGGTCGGCGGCTTCCAACTCGTCAGCGATGGAGGGGGCTGGCTCGTCTTCCCATTCAACGGTGCTGATGGTGACGGCTCCTTCGTGGAAGGACACACGGGCAACCTCAGCGGGTAGGGTGCGTTCAGCGGAGCGAAGGGTCGTCAGGATTTCGGTGGCAAGGTTCTTCATGACACGACGGGCGAGGCCATCGGGGATACCGGTGGCGTTCATGTAAAGTCGCTCAGTCTCACGGATGGCTTGCTCAACCAGTTCACGGGTGCTTTGGGTAGGCACCATCCATAGGTCTTCGGTGGATTCTTCCACAATAGGGCGGGGGTTGTTCTCGGATTGCTCCATGAGCAATAATAGTAGGCTTGGGTATATGAATGGTGGGGGGCCGACTAAGCCGGAATACCGACTAAGCAGGTGACTGCGAGGGCGTGGGCGGGGTGAGTCTTAGTCGCGACTAACTTTTTGTGGAAGCCAGCGTCTTAGTCGGTTTTGTTAGTGTGGGACTTAGTCGGTTTTTTCACTTAGTCGCTTTGACTTAGTCGCCTTAGTCGGATTGTCTTAGTCGTAAAAAAAAATACTTAGTCGGAAAAACTTAGTCGGAAAAAAAAGAGTCTTAGTCGGAAAAATATCCGAGGAAAAAAGAAAAACCTTAGTCGGAAACTTCCGGACTTAGTCGGGTCGCCCACCCCGCTCCCGACCACAGGGAGCGAGGCAGACTTAGTCGGAGGGGGTGAGTCTTAGTCATTTTTGCCAGCGCATTCTGTCCAAAGTGCAAGTCGGATGAGTGTTGCCTTGTTGCACAGGTGATGAGGAGTCGGGATTTCCTCGGAGGATTCAAGTTGTTCAACTACTTTCCCGGAGAAGTAAACGAGGTCTTGGGGGGTGGTGTTTTCGTTAAGGTAGGCGCATATAATTTCCCTTAACTCGGTGGCGTCAAGACGGCGGATGAGTAATTCAAGGCGGGCATGTGCTTCGGTTTGCTTCATATATAGTGGTAGGGCTACCGGGTATATAAGGCTACTGGAACCGACTAAGCCCAATGTCTACGCGCCCGTCGGCGGTCACGACCTCGTTAGTCGCGACTAAGTTTTTTGGTTTTATTTTGTTAATAATTAAGGTCTTAGTCGTTTTTGCCGTTTTTTTGCCCGCTTAGTCGCGACTGATTTTATACGGCACAGGGGGGGGGCTTAGTCGGATTTTGAGGATGGGGTGCGCCGACCCCCCTATGGAGAGGGATTCGCCAACACTTACGACTAAGCACTACACCGAAAGCCCAAGTCTTAGTCGGTTGGGTGTGACTAAGACTTTGCCACGACGCACACGGCTTAGTCGGAAGTTTTGAACGGCCTCCGCCGAACCCCACACAGAAGCAGGTGGACTTACTTTTACGACTAAGCCACTTACTGAGAACCGAAGTCTTAGTCGTAGCCAAGACCCGTTACCGCATCGGCTTAGTCGCGACTAAAAAAATGCGTAGATGTGACCTGCTTAGTCGGAAAAAAAAGACTCCATGCTTCATATCCCACATCTGCGTTTCCATTCCAAAATTACCGACTAAGCGTTGTACCGAAAGCCAATGTCTTAGTCGTGGCGAAGACCTGTTTTTTTGCTGTCTTAGTCGTATTCACCAAAATCTGCATCCGACTAAGTACAAGCCAAGTTTTTCGGTGAAAATCTTAGTCACGACTAACCTGTCCTCCTCCGGCACATAGATTTAGTCGCAACTAAAAATCCCGTAAAATTATTGACTACAAAAACGGTTTTGACTACAATAAATCTTAGTTGCGACTAAGTGTGGCGGTGTCACGCTCGCTCCGGTTTTCGTGGGTGTTTATTTAGTCGGGACTAAGTTATGCGCCGCCGCCGGGCCGGGCTTAGTCGCTTCGCTCGCCCCCCTGCTTAGTCGGTTCTGCGCCCGTGCCTGTCCCGCTTAGTCGGAATGGTTTAGTCGCAAAAGCAAAAACTTAGTCGGTGGCATCCGGGCCTTCTTTATGTTACAGTCACGCGTTACTTAGTCGGAATTACAAAACCCCCCGAAAATGGGCTGAAATCGTGGTCTTAGTCGGCATAGAAGTGCTTATATAGTGCTAAATATATGTAGATTTAGAGGCGAAAGAGATGACCCGAACAAACCGAAGCAAGACTGACACCGTGTCCATGAAAGGCGTGAAATGCGCTAAGTGTGGATGCCGAAAATTCCGACCGTTGGCCAGCGGCTCAAATGGCGTGTGTGTCCATTGTGGCACCTTTACCATTCTATGGGGTGCGATGTGATGCGTGGTCATTGGATGGAATTCTCAGCCTTCCCCGTCCCAACGGAAGACCAACCCGTTGAGACTCTCAACGACGACCTCATCACCATGACGAAACACCACTCCGTCCGTTCCTACCTCGCACACCGGAGGAAGCAAAGCCGATTCTTTGAATTCAAATCAATTCGGAGCCACGGGTGGGTTGAAATCAAATGGCGACTCAAGGCCGAACACCAACACCGCATCAGCAGGGAGGACTCACGATGAACGACAACAGCAACAGCCACCGCCCAAAATGTCCCACATGCGGGTTGCGCGCCATTGAAGACCTTTCACCCCCAACCCATCGCGTTCTCGTCAAAGACGGTTCGGGCTTGCTGATGTTCCCCATCTGCTGTTCCCGCGCTTGGGACGACCTTTACGACTCCTTGGAGGCCACCGAATGACCGAAAAAATCCCCATCCCTGCCGACGCTCTCCACGCGCTCACGGAGGCCATGCTCGTGCTTGACCTGTCGCTCTCGGTTCATTCCACACCGACGCCGAAACCGCCACCCTCGCGCTCGCTTTTCCCCTGCCTTCTCACCGAGGAAAATGCGAGGATTTGCCACATGCACACGGGCGAGATTTTCAACCGCATTCAAAAAATCCGAAGGAGGATTGAAAATGATTGAATGGTCAACGATGCCTCCCTGCTTCTCCCGCTCTCCCGAATTCACGACCCGGTTTTCAACCTGCCAGCGGTTTTGGGTTGTCTCAAAAATAACTCAAGGCTCACCGTTTATCCGGTGGCGGCTGTTTGATAACGAAGCGGCCATTGACCTTCCCGCCTTTCCTACTCTCCGGCTGGCTCAAGAAGCCGCCCTTTCCATTCTCGCACAGGAGGCCGCACGATGAACAGAAACCAATTGATTAGGCAAGCCAAAGAGTTGATTGAAGAAAATCATCCCGACATCACGACGGGTCTAAAAGTTGAGGTTTTGCGTGAAGCACCGAAACATTGGTTTCAATATCATGGACGAAACGCGATACCCTTCAAAAACCGTTGGTCTTTCAAGACATACCCAACGGGCCTCAAGAAAAAGCAAATCTACCTTCTCGTTATCGCTGAAAACTACCACCCGACGATTTACGACGCCACCTTAGAACCAAGTGGTCGCGTTTGGCTTTCGGGTATGGGGAGGTTTTCATCATGACCGACCACTTTTCCATTCTCCCGTTCCAATCGCCGCCGCTTGACAAATTGCCGTTTTTCTGCCCTCCTTGGCGTTTGCTCTCCGCTCGCCGTGACCTTCTCCGAAGACCGCCTCATGAGGGTATGACCTGCCCCATCACGGGAGCGCGCAACTTTGCCGACGCTCGCCGCTTTCTCTTCAAGCGTTGGCGCAACGCTCAAAAATGCCCCGACTTGCGAGAAATCCACACACGGGAGGCCACACGATGAACGATTTTACAACCGTCTACACCAACAACCCCGAAAAAATCCATGCGCCCTTCGGCATGTTCAAAAATGCGGAGGCATCCAAGGAATCCTTTTGGGAGGTTTGGTGCGTTTGGCGTTTCCCACAACAGGAGGTTTCATCATGAAAATAATAGGAACAATTGACTGTCATAGTTGCGGATTGACGAACAACTTTTACGGTAGGCCACGCCATGCGGTCTACTGTGTATGTGGTTGCGGATTAGAGAAGGACAATTATGTTAAGAAGGAGGTTTTACCTTGAAAATAAAATGCGGCATCTGTCACGACTGGGGTCTGTTCGGCGGTGTGATTCTTCATCCCAAAACCGGATGGCAGACCACCCGATGCGCCACCTGCGCTCGCGATTCAAACCCCCGGCTTAGTCGCCCTAAAAGAGACTATATACCCCCATCCAATTCCACAAAACAGGAGGAAAACCAATGACCCGAAAACCAACAGACCCGTTTTATCACACAGACCGCTTCAAAATTAAATGGCTTGACGACCCCGAAGGGGGGGTAAAATCCGATTGTGGGCGATTCATTCTCCGTGGTTTGGAGCCGTACCAACTTTTGAGCGGAAAATGGGTGCGTCCATATGTGCTGATTGATAACTCCCCGACATGGTTTGAATATCACAAAACCACTTCAAGACGATACAGGCGACGAGCAGATGCCCTGCGCAATGCCGAAACCCGAAGGAGGCATTGGCCATGACCGAATGGCTGACAGGAGAAGACGGCGAAGACCTGCGAGGTTTTGATGAACGGTTAGATGTGTGGTTGATGAAGCACCCAACATGGGCTTTGGTGTTTGACCGTGAGGTGAAGCGACTTTGCGACAACGACGCTCTCTATTACGAATTGTGGGAAGAGGTTCGCGCTCATGCCTATTGGTCTATCTATCGCAAATTCAACGGAGGCGAAAAAAATGATTGAATGGGTTCATGGTCTACGGTGTCACGCCGCCAAGTCCGTTTGTCGCAGGTTCACTTTGCATAGCCATGCTTACGGGCTTTACAGTCTGTATGACTACGAAGGAGAAAATTGGGCTGACCGAGCCACACTTCCCGATGGACGCATGGCACCATCAGTCTCAACCTTCCGTTCAATGAAAGCCGCCAAGCACGAAGCCGCAAGGAGGATGAACGAATGAGCAACGGATGGAAGCAAGGAAAAACACTCTCCAACGGGTGGACTATCCACACAAATTGGATGCACCGCACGAAGGAATACCGCTCGCCATGTGGCGGTTTCGTGGTTGATAAATCGCGCACCGGCGGATGGCGTCTCTTGAAAAAATCAACATGGCCCGACGGCTCCCGCCGCATGGAGCGAATCACCAGCGCAAGCCGCCCTTCGTTGTGTTTCCGCCACGCAGAACAGGAGGATAATCAATGAGCAAACTCTTTCTAAAAATGGAACGCCGTTCCGATAAATGGCGAGAGAGAAACGACTGCACCGTCAAGGCTCTCGCGATTGCCACGGGTAAGACCTACGAACAGGCCCACGGTGCGCTTGCCTTGCGTGGGCGCAACTTCCGCAAAGGAACGAACATGTCCACGGTTTGGAAAGCCGCTCGTGATTTAGGTTTTACCGAAAAAGAAGTCTACTGTCGGCATTTTTCCGAGCATGACTGGCACGCCCCCGAAAAAAAAGAACGGGCCAAAAAAATGCGCCGCACCCGATGGGCCAAGGGCAAAACCATCAAATCCATCAAGCCCTATCTTCCGAAGCGTGGGGCATATCTCATTCAAACTTCCTCTCACATTCTTTGTGTCCGAGCGGGCGAAGTCCACGATTGGACGAGTGACCGCCGCCACCGCATCGTCAAAGTCCACCACATCACACGAGCGGAGGCCGGTCGTTGAAGTGGTGGGTAGGTAGGTCTTAGTCGCCACCGGAGGTATTATATACCCCCTACGACTATCTGTATATAGAGGCGAAGACCCAAACCCCAACCAAAAAACAGGAGATGAAAAAATGAACCCGAAAACCGAAACAAACCCACGAGTCTACATGGCTTGCCTTGGATGCTACAACGAAGGACGATACCACGGCCAATGGATTGATGCCGACGACTTGGAGGGAGAGATGGACTACTGCTCTTTACACAAGAGAAGTGACGGCACTTACCCGATGACAAACTGCAAGCGGCTTCATCACGAAGAATGGGCGATTCACGATTATGACGGCGTTCCCAACTTGGGCGAACATCCCGACATCCCGTATCTCATCAAGGTGATGCGTGGCATTGAGGAACATGGCGAGGCGTTCTATGAATGGTTCAACCTTGACCCGCACAACAAATCCCACCACGACGACTTGAGCGAAGCGTTTGAAGAAGCGTATTGCGGCGAATGGGACAGTCCCAAAGACTTCGCAGAACAGCGCGCTGAGGATTTGGGCTACCTCCCGCACCACACCGAGAAAGACCCAAACCCTCTCTTCTACTTCGTGGACTTTGAGTGGTGGTGGAACTCCACCCTTCGCCATTCCTACACCTACTCCGGCGGCTTCGTGTTCGGGAGGGATGTTTGAATGAGCATCAAACTTGACATCACCCGTGAGTCCCGCTTCCGCATGGAAGGCTCATGGGGTGCAACCGGATGGGAAACCGGCACGCTCCGCATCACCGCATGGCTCAACACCGAAAAAGGCCGAGGTGGGTTTGAAATGTATGATGTTGAAACCCGTGGAAATCGTGCCTACGCCGAAGGTGGCCTATGGCTTGACGACGATGACGGCTTCCTTTGCGATTATGACGGCGTGGGTGGTCTTGACCTCCGCATCGTTGAATGGCTTGACGAAGAAGGCCACATTGACTCCGACCCAAAAGACTTTTTCCGTAAAAGAATCATCAAGGCGGCTGAAAAGGAGGTGAGCGAATGACTTGGATTCCACTTGACACCAACGCTCGCCGTGAGGGTAACCGCATCGGAAATCCCGCCGTTTGGAAAATCCGAGCGCACTACCAAACCCTCCGGTGCAACCGCAAAACCGACTCCTGTTCCCAATGGTTCAACTCTTGGACGCACAACTTCACGCGATGCCGATGCTCGGAGGTGAAAGAATGAGCAAAATTGACCTTGGCCCCCGACGCCAGCCCTACGGCGACCACGAACCCGATGATAGCGGGTGGTATGGCCCCTTCCACGACCGAGACTTTGCCCTGCGGGTTTTCGCCAAACTCCGCCGTGAGCAAAAATACCGTGGCAAACCTAGCCTTCTCACGGGTATTGGTTATTTCACGGAATGGCTCACGATTCCCGCCACCGTCATTGAAGAGGCGATTCGCCGTTCCGGTGATGTCTCCAAATGGTCTAATGCCAAAATCACAACCGTGTGGTGGTTCAAACCATCGCACAGTTCCGTTTCCGCATGGCCCATGAAACATTCGGACTTCTCTCTCACCGTTGAAAACAATTGGGGGGAAGACGAATGACCTGCTACGCCTACACCCCGGCCCCAACCTTCGCCCTCATCACCTACACGGTATGGCCCGACTTCCTTATCCCCCCACGGTGTCCACGACAGGATGCCGCCGTTCTTTCTCCACGGGTGCAAAAAATCCGTAAGGAAACGGCAGAATACCGACACGGACGGAAGGGGTATAATTTCCCCGTAAAAATAAACGGCGTGGAGAGCGTTTGGCCCTGCGTCGTCGCCCCACATGTCACGGAGGTGGGCGCATGAGCCGCAAGCCCGGACGACGGAAGCGGCTTGAAGAAATCGCTGAAACGATGGCCCACTTCTCACGCGTGGCCCGAAAACCTGTTTGGTTCACCTACGACGACCTGTGGGACATCCACAAAAAATCCGATGGTTACCGAATGACCTCAAACAACGGATTCCCTACCCGCCAACAATTCGGACATTTTGCTCCTAAGTTTTTCCCTACCATGCAAAACAGCCAAGGAATCATCTCCTCAAAAAGAATCACGGTAAAACTATTCCACGATTTGCCGAAATCAAGTAGCAATCAAAAAATTGAGGTTCGCTACGCTTTCATTCTCCCCAACATGGACGCCGCCGAAGGTGTTGACTACGGAGGCGTTCAATAGGGGTGGTAGGTAGGTCTTAGTCGTGGGCGAAGGTATTATATACCCCCTCCGCTAATGTCTATTTACAAGCGGGAGCAACCCGCCGAACAAACAAAAACAATGGAGATGAAAAAAATGATTGCCAGTTATATGCTAATGGGTCAAGAGGCCAAGGGAACGACAACAGACGAGGTGTTGCGAAACGCCGGATTGGACTTTGAGGTGGGGCGTGAACCGCTCTACACCGCCGCCGGGCGTGAGGTTCGGTCAAAATTCCAACGCATCAAGCGGAATGACAACGATGTGACGCTTGGCGTGGTCGGTCGCACCTACCACCCGATGCAGAACCGTGACCTGCTCGGCATCGCTGACCGCCTCGTGCAGAACGACGACATCTCTTGGGACAGAATCGGCATGGTGGGGGCAGGTGAAAAACTCTACGCCTCCTTCAAGTTGCCCGATACCTATCGGATTGACGGGTGGGACGACTTAGACCAATACATCTACCTCACCAACACTCACGATGGTTCGGGCGGTGTCAAGTGCATTCCCGCCAACATCCGGTTCGGTTGCACCAACCAATTCGCCTTCCATCAGCGTCAACTGAAAAAGGCGGGTATCAACCCCCGTGACCTCACCATCCGGCACTCTTCAAAAATGGATGCTCGCATCAGCCAATTTGAGCGTGCCATCGCACTCGTTGACACCCTCAACAACAACTTCGCCAACGAAGCCGCCGAGTTGATGACCGTTGAAATGACGGAGGCTGACAAGGCCACCTTCTACATTGACGCTCTCGGCCTCACCACCGACGAAAAATTGGTGGATGCTGACAACGAATGGGGACTCAAAACCCGTGGCCTCAACACCTTCAACCACCTCAAGGAATTGGAGAAGTCCAGCACCAACAACTCATCCAACATGGCTGACTCCGCTTGGCAATCATTCAATGTGGTGACCGAATTCATTGACCACGCATGGGTTCACAACGCCAGCGGCACCGTCAACAGCAAGCGGGTGGAGTCTTCCGTCCTCGGCACCGGCGCACGCCTCAAGGCCAAGGCTTGGGACAACATCACCGCACGCATCGTCGCTTGAACACGAAGGAGA